TTTTTTCTTGTATAATAACTTCAGTTGAAACAAACAAAGCAAGAGCATGTCACTTTCCGTTGATTACATTATTACTTCTTTACAAGAACTTTATGGAGAGTCTGTAACTGGTTCTGATATTCGTGGATGGTGTGCGATGAATGGATCCAACTATCAGACAGTTACAAATAAAATTGCTGATTACAAAGTTGGTCGTGGTAAGTGGAACCTGACTATTCAGGAAAAACTTGAGCAAACTTATCAGGCACCTCCTGCCATGCCTACTATTGAGCAAAATTTGATTCCTGATAAAGATGATACTTTCGTCAAGTTTGGTAACTTTGGTGATCTTAAAAAAATTATTCAGTCCCGTCTTTTTTACCCAACGTTCATTACGGGTCTTTCGGGTAATGGTAAAACGTTATCTGTAGAGCAATCTTGTGCTCAACTTGGACGTGAACTTATTCGTGTAAACATTACTATTGAGACTGATGAAGACGATCTTATTGGTGGTTTCCGTCTTGTTGATGGGGCAACTGTTTGGCATAACGGACCTGTCGTTGAAGCACTCGAAAGAGGAGCAATCTTGCTACTCGATGAAGTTGACCTTGCTAGCAATAAAATCCTCTGTCTCCAGTCCATCCTTGAAGGTAAAGGTGTGTTCTTGAAGAAAATTGGTAAGTATGTAAAACCAACAAAAGGTTTCAATGTATTTGCTACTGCGAACACAAAAGGTAAAGGTTCTGAAGATGGTCGTTTTATCGGCACTAATGTTCTGAACGAAGCATTCTTGGAACGTTTTCCTGTAACCTTTGAGCAGTCATATCCAACTCCTGCGACTGAACAGAAAATCCTTGAGGGTATTGCTTTGGATCTTGGAGTGGAAGATGCTGACTTCTGCAAACGTCTTGTAGATTGGGCAGATATCATTCGCAAAACTTTTTATGATGGTGGTATTGATGAAATCATCAGCACCCGTCGTTTGGTTCATATCATCCGTGCTTTTAGTATCTTCAAAGATAAAGCAAAAGCAATTCAAGTTTGTGTGAGTCGTTTTGATGATGAGACCAAACAATCATTCTTAGAACTTTATGATAAAGTGGATGCAGATGTTGACATCTATCAGGAAAATGAACCATGTTAAGTACTAAGTACAGATTAGAACTCACTGATATCTGTTGTCGTATGATGGCAACAGATGGTGTACCAGTATCCTTAGAAGAAAGGATCTGGATGAATAAGTTGTGTGACGCTAATGCATCTGCTAAGTCACTTGTTGAATCCCTATTATGCCCTTATAAATATGAACCTGAATAATAATGAGGGAATCTTTATGACAATTTGGCAAGACTATATTGATGCACTCTTTGATGCTTTTCCTCAGTTAAAAGTGACTGAGGAGTGGGCACGATGGGAAGCTAAAGATGCTAAACTAGTAGCAAACATTCGCACTGGTAAGCATTTTATAAAGGCAAGAGAAACTCACATTACAGATCCTAATGCTGACATATACAATACTATTCTTTATCCTAAGACTGGATGTAATCTTCCTTGCTTTGGTATGGATTTGATGAAGTTTAGTGATAGGAAAGTTATTATAGTATTTGATTTCCAGCATCCAGTAGAGAATTTTTTATTCTCAGTTGATGGACTGCCTGAAGATGATGGTAAGTATAGGTTCTTTGAGATGGGTAATCATTTTTCTAAGAATATCTTTGTAAGGTATTGTAAACCTGAAGAAGTAAATGCCTACCTATCCACATTTAAACAGTACTTGACTAAGTACAAATCTATGTTAGAATTGGAGAAACCTACTGGTACTGATACTAGTGTCTATAAAGACTTTGATGCTTACATGACAAAACTTGATCCCGTTAGAGGATATCTTTCAGGCAAGTTTGGTAAAGATAAATCAGAGTCTTTTGTTAACGATTTTCTTTTTACCTATGGTTAATTCTTGGAGTTTACTTTACGACGAAATGTACGGACCAGATGATGAAGTTGGACTTGGAACACATTCCAGCAGTAGGTGGGAAGAACTTTATGATAAAGTTGATGCTGATTTTGTGATGCCTACTGAAGAGCAGCAAAAAGAATCTCTTGATGCACACAACTTTTCTTGACTCAAACTCCCATTTCTGGTATAATTTATTGGGAGTATAAACCGCTTTAATTTCGTTATTTATGACTAAACAATTTGAGTACACTGGACAGGATTATTTCTATGGAAATGGAGTAATTCCTGGTGCAGAAAGTTCTGATACTATTACGTTTAATACGCATGAGAAAGATGACTGTATTACATTTGGTGCCGCAGAATCAGTATCAAATGCCAATTGGCATTTGAATACTGCTGGTCAAGATTATATTTCTTTTGACCTACCTAAACCATCTAATCCTACAAGTGCTAATGGTAAAAGAAAGTATAGCGAAGATGTAATAATTGAAGAATTGCAAGAGTATATTATTAGAACATATGATCAGCATTATTCTGCTGGTGACGATAAAATTCAAACTCTCGATCTTATCGAAGCTTGTGGTGACGGTGAAGCATTTTGTCGTAGTAACATTCTCAAGTATGCATCACGATATGACAAAAAGGGTACTGCCCGTCGCGACATTATGAAGATTTTGCATTATGCTGTTCTTCTTATGCATTTCAATGATAAAAATGCCAAACGCGAAACCTATACTCAATAATGAAACTAAAAACTAAAACTATGAAACTATCTGATAACACTCTTACCATTCTTAAGAATTTTGCTGGCATCAACAATTCAATTCTTGTGAAGCAAGGTAATAAACTTCGCACTATCTCTGTGGCAAAAAACATTCTTGCCGAAGCAGAAATCAAAGAAGATTTTTCACGGGACTTTGCGATTTATGATCTCAATCAATTCTTGAACGGTTTGAGTCTTCATCAGGATCCTGATCTAGATTTTCAGGAACCTTCATATCTGAGTATTAAAGAAGGAAAGAGACGTGTAAAATACTTCTTTGCAGATCCGAATGTGATTATTGCACCACCAGAGAAAGAAATTAAGTTGCCATCTCAAGATATTTGTTTTCAACTTGATAGTGCATCTTTAGAGAAACTTACCAAGGCAGCACAGGTATATCAACTTCCTGATTTTTGTGCTGTTGGTGAATCTGGGGTTATTAAACTTGTGGTGCGTGATAAAAAGAATGACACATCAAATGAATATGCAATTGTTGTTGGTGAAACTGATAAAGAGTTTACATTCAACTTTAAAGTAGAAAACATTAAGATTATTCCAGGTGCATACGATGTAATTGTTTCTTCTAAACTTTTGTCACAATTTACCAATACTCATTACAATCTCAAGTATTATATTGCTCTGGAACCTGATTCAACATTCGGATGAAAGCATTAACTACAATGAGAATTGTGGGTAGTGTTATGGTAATTGCTGCCTACTTTGTTGTTCTTCATGTAAATCTGACTTTTGGAGTCATTATGAATACAATTGCAGATATCATGTCAATCCCATACTTTATCAAAACAAAGTCGTGGGACATTGTTATAATGTTAGGGTTCCTTTTGGCAATCAGTTTTAGTAAACTTTTAATATGAATATCTTTGTGACGGACGAAAGTCCAGTCAAGTCTGCTCAGGTTCTACCTGATAAGCACATCGTCAAGATGCCTCTAGAGTGCTGCCAGATGCTCTCTATCGTTGCCTCAGATAAATGGGGGCATGGGTATGGAACTCTCCCTAAGACCGATGGAACCCCGTATGCAACCGATAAGGGTGCCTTCCGTAATCATCCCTGTACAATATGGGCAAACGAAACTGTCGCAAATGCCCGATGGTTGATTCAGCACGGTCTTGCATTATGTGAAGAGTATTCTAATCGATATGGAAAAATTCATTCATGTCTTCATACTCTTGCACGTGCAAATAAAATCTTTCCATTAGATGCTACTCATCGTTCAAAACTGACTCCATTTGTTCGTGCAATGCCTGAAGAGTTCAAGTTTGATGATAGTATCACTACCATCGAAGCATACAAGATGTATATTGCATCTAAACCATGGGTGTGCGATAATTATCTTCGTCTTCCCTATCGTAAACCTAATTGGATTTGATTATGAGTAATTTTATTTGGGTAGAAAAGTATCGACCCAAAACTATTGAAGAATGTATTCTCCCTGAGAGTATAAAAAAAACTTTTCAATCTTTCCTAGATAAGGGGGAGATACCTAATATGTTGCTTGCTGGTCCTCCAGGCATCGGTAAAACAACAGTAGCAAAAGCACTCTGTAATGAACTTGGAGTAGATGCATATGTCATTAACGGATCCGATGAAGGACGTTTTCTTGATACGGTCAGAAACAATGCAAAATCTTTCGCTTCGACCGTCTCGCTTTCTTCAGATGCAAAACACAAAGTCATCATCATTGATGAAGCAGATAACACGTCCAATGATGTACAACTCCTCCTACGGGCGTTTATTGAGGAGTTTGCTGGTAACTGCAGATTCATATTCACCTGTAACTACAAAAATAAAATCCTTGAACCTCTCCATTCCCGATGTGCAGTGGTCGAATTCGGAATTAAGGGAAAAGATCGACAGGGACTTGCAGCCAAGTTCTTCAAACGTATCCAACAAATCTTGGATGCGGAAGGTGTTGAATATGATAACAAGGTCCTGGTAGAATTAATCAATAAGCACTTTCCTGATTGGAGACGTGTTCTTAATGAATGCCAAAGATATTCCGTAAGTGGAAAAATCGACTCTGGTATTCTTGCTACTTTTTCGGATGTAGCAGTCAATGAACTGGTTAAAAACCTTAAAGAGAAAAATTTTCCCGAAGTACGTAAATGGGTTGTCAATAACCTGGACAATGATACTACTGTCCTGTTGCGTCGTATTTACGATGCTTGTTATGATTCCTTGGTTCCTAATAGTATTCCTGCTGCTGTTCTTGTCCTTGCTAAGTATCAGTATCAAATGGCATTTGTGGCGGACCAGGAAATAAACTTACTTGCCTGTTTGACTGAGATTATGGTTGAATGCGAGTTCAAATGAGTTATTACGTTTATCTATATCTTGATGAAGATGCAACACCATATTATGTTGGTAAAGGAACTAATAGTAGATGCACTGATTGTCATGGAGATATTCCTATTCCACCAGACAATAGAATTACTAAAATACTAGAAGGTATTGAAGAAAAAGATGCTCTGCAAAAAGAAGCAGAATTAATTAATAAGTTTAAACGGATTGACGATGGTGGGACACTTATGAATAAAGTTGTTCCTACAGGTAAGTCAAGAACTCGTCCTGGTGCATTTTCTGCTAATTGGGATCCCAAAACTCTTGATGATTTCAGAGATTTGTGTAGATTTAAAGGTCTTCAATATACAAAGATTCTTGAAGAATTTGCAGAGCATTTTCTTGAGGTTAAAGGTAATGTTGATTTTTTGTATAATATGGAGTATCTTATAGATAGAATTGAAAAACTTGAAAAATCTGTTTTTGGTGGAGTGTGAATTCATTTGAGTAAACATGGTAAAAATTGTAAGGAAAATGGATTTTTGCACTGCTCTTGAGGGGTTTTATGATAACTGGAATCAGTCTGCATCTAACCCTACCAAGT